AATGATTTCTGGAGTGGGGTGATTAAATGGGCGCAGGGTATGGTGGAAAGTGGCAACAAATCACAAATTGGCTACGCGATGCAAAAAGATGCTAATGGTAGATATCAATATAAGCTGGATGCAAAAGGTAATAAAATACCTGAAGCTTACGGCAAATATCAGATTAAGCCAAGTACAGCTAGTGAAGTTATGGGGCGAAAAGTCACAGGCAGCGAGTTAATGAACGATGACTTCAATACAGAAGTACATGATAAATTGATGGCTAAATGGACTAAGCAATTTGGAAGTCAAGAAGCCGCGTTAGCTTACTATAATGCAGGACAAAAAGGACTAGACACATATCGTAAAACTGGTACAACTAGTTATTTAGATAAAATTAAGTCTTACATTCCTAATGCTCTAGTGGCACAGGGAGCACAACAAGCTATTACGCAAGCTAACCAGAATAAACCACCACCACAGCAAGCATCATCTAGCAACGTCAATATGAACATCCACAGCGTCAATGTAAAAGCTGATAGCCCACAGGAATTAGTAAACGATTTAATGTCAAAAGTTCCTACAGGAATGGCTTTTAATACTGGATTAAGGACTGCATGATGTCATTCTTAGATAACATTTTTAATAAACCGCCACCAACACCAAATCTAGGCGATGAGAATTTTATCATCTACACCATGGATGTATTAAATGACCCTGCCTATATTATGGCGGATGGTGACGTGGCAGAACTAGAAGAGCTTGAAGTTGATGATACATCTATTGCGGTAGCATTTCAAGGTATTACAAATTTTGGAATACGCAAAAAAAGTAATATCCCATATGAACCGTTAGAAAATGGACAGTTCTCTAGTGATTCTATTGGGGGTACTCCTTTTGAAATTGCTATTATCGCAGAAGTTGCGCCAGCTTTTAGAATCTCAACTAACCAAGAGGACAATATAACCAGTGATGAAGATAGACGGGCATATATCGGTGATGTAGAAGACATGCTAACGGACGCAGTGGATAATAAAACTCAATTTGTATTGTTGTTCAAAAATCCGTTATTCAAGAACTACATCAACATTAAGTTATCATCGTTCATTTATGATATAACCCCCGACCACAAAAATATGACCGCGTTTCTAACGTTCCAACAAGTTCGCGTAAGTAACCCAGAATATAATTATGTTCCGCTGGATTCGGTGGACGGGGCGAGTAACGCTAGTCAACGAACGAACGGAGCTACAGCGCCACAGACACCTAACGCGACAATTCAGGAGCTAGTATCATGATATATACAATACCATTACAAGCGTACCCTAATCAACGCGTATCCGTTTCTGTTAATCAGCAAAATTTAACAGTAGAAGTGTATATTATTGAAGACGGGGGGATGTATGCAAATGTCTATGTTGGTGCTGATTTAGTTGTCGCAGGGGCTAGGTGTAATGCAGGGATAGCCATTAATCAATATCCTACAAAAATCAAAGGATACTTAACATGGTGGACTGAGGACGGTTATAACCCAACATGGGAACAATTAGGCACTACAGCATTTTTATTGTATAGTGATTATTCAATAGAAGATACTTTATTTAATAAATTCATGGTGGCGCAAAATGCTTGATACTATGCAAATAAGATACATTGTCATTAGAGTAACACTCAATGATAAAGTGTACCCTAGCCAAGTAGATGAGAACGGGCAACCAGCGAATGTAAAAATCATTAGAGCAAATACAAATAATGATACATTAACCGCGGATGTACGGATTAATAAATTATCTGGATTCACACAGTCGGATTGTACAGCTATCATAAACGGTATGCTGATAGATGATATTAACGCGATGATTAAAGTTAATTCATTTACTACTGATATCCAAACGCCAGTAAGTTATATTGAGGTGTTCGCGGGGTATGAAGTTGACGCAGATGGTTACCCACCACTGGTGTATTCTGGGGATATTTGGGAATCTTCACCAGATTTTAATGCTGAAAATCGTAGCCGTCCATTAATTATTAAATCTCTATTAGGGTGGGAGCAAGCGGGAAAAACAGCTGATTCAATCTCAATTAAAGATAAAATCTCATTATCAAGTTTGTTTCAATTATTAGCTAACAATTTCAACACCCCGTTAAACCCCGTATCTTTATCTTTACAAGGCACTGAAAACCAATATGCTGAAAGCGTAGTGTATTCAGGTAGCGCATTACAGCAGTTACAGCAGGCTTGTGCAGATTATGGGTTTTCTTTCAAGTGGGACGATAGCACGTTATTAATAGCCCCAATTGGTGAGCCAATGCGTGAACAAATTATAACTATATCACCCGACGATAACTTATTAGGTTATCCAACAGCTTCAGGTATCTCATTAACTGCGAGAGTTAGATTTACTCCAGCAATTCGCTTTGGGACGAGGGTAAAATTAGACACTAGTATTGAAGCGTATAGCACGGGTTATTGGTATGTCAACGGTCTATCTCACCATCTTACGAATCGTGATAGAGATTGGACGACTACACTACAATTAAATAGATTCTTTGCAACTGAGGGGGCATAAATGCCAGAAGCTACAACAGTCAACCCGTCACTGTTTCAATCGCAAAATAATGCTATTGAGAATGCTATTCAACAGATTCTATTAATGCAAGTTAATACAATCATACCAGCGATAATTAACGCAGTAAATAGCAATGGCACGTATGACATACAGCCAACGCTTAATTATTTGATAAAAAATAACCCACCACAAAAACCCCCAATTTTGCCAAATATCCCCCAATTAAAAATAAGATTCGGTGGGGCAGAAATTAAGGGGCAATATAAAAAAGGTGATGCGGTAATCGTTGGCATTGCACAACGTGATATTACAGTACTGAAAAAGAACTGGAAACAACAAACCAATCCAAATAGTCTAAGACGTTTTGCATTGCCTGACGGAATTATCTTAGGAGCGGTTAGCAATGAAGCACCAACAACAACTATAGAGCTGAAAGATGGTGAAGTGAATATCACAGCAAGTACAATCAATATCAACGGTTCATTAGTTATTAATGGTACGCCATACGCACAACATAAACATTCAGCAGGCGGTTATCAAGCGCCTAATGGAGCAGTTACAGGAACATCGGGAGTAATATCATGATTAATGACCTATGGATGCCAGCGTGCAATATTGAGCGAACTGAAGACGGTGTGGCGTTCAATGATATATACACTCAGGACGGCAATCTAGCAATAGTAACTGGTATTGATGCAATGAAACAGCTGATAGCACAGTCCTTGTGGCTGTGGTATGGCGAGTGGATTATGAACACCAAAATTGGTGTTACATATCGTAGAATCTTGGGCGGTAGTGCGTTCGATAAGCAACCATTAACACAATACCAAATCGAAAATGCAATTATGCAAAATAATCAATATATTCCTGATGTTTATAAGCCGAAATATGGAATTAAGAAAGTAATCATTAATAGTTATAATTTGGAGCGTTCAACAAGATTATTAACTGTTGATGTAACAATTATCCTAAATTCTGCCAGATTGAAAGTAGTAATATGACAATAACAAAAGTTGGATACATTCCACAGTCTAGTCAAAGCGTATTGACTAGTGTACAGACTGCTTATACTAATACCTTTGGGGATGGGTTTATATTATCTCCGTCAAGTATCAACGGGCAAATGATACAGTTTAATACTACCGCAGCGATTGAAGTCGAAGATACAAAAACTATTGTTTACGGTTCATTGTATAACCCAAACTTAGCTTACGGTATTTGGTTAGATGCAATTTGCAAATTTAATAACATCAACCGCAAGCCTGCGACACCCTCAATAGTAGCATTAATTGTAACGGGTTTAGCTGGTACATTTATCAGCGCAAATTCTAAAGTTGTAAGTACGCAGGGCGATATTTTCTACAATAAAAACGTTATTTTAATTGGAAGCTCAGGGCAAGCGACTGCCACTTTTTACAGCGAAAAAGAAGGCAAAATCCCATGTAACGCAGGAACAATTAACCAAATTATTACCACTATTGCAGGATGGGATACTGTTAACAATCCTACCGATGGTGTCGTGGGAACATTAGAGGAATCAGACCAGAATTTACGCAATAGACGTAAATACAGCTTGGCAATCAATTCAGCAGGTAGTGTTAATTCTATCGTTGCAGCGCTTAATGAAAATGTCAATATTCTAAATTTTGGCGTGCAAGAAAATTCATTGGATATCGCCCAGCTAATTCAAGGGGTGACGATTCAACCGCATTGTATTTACGTGTCAATCTACGCTAATTATACCAACGAAATTAAAAACCAAATTGCGGATATTTTATTTTCTAAAAGATATTGCACAATGCAAGGTAATACGAGTTGGACAATAAACGATAATGAGTATAGCTATGTAACATTTACCGCAAAATGGCAAACAGCTACACCGACACCTATTAGAGTTGACCTTTCCATTCAAAATAGTTCATTATATCCAGCTGATATTGTTGACCAAATAAAAGCCGCAATCTTGGCAACATGGAATGGTGAATTTCCGGGCATTGCTAAATATCGAATGCAGGACGTTTACAATGTTTCAAATTTTTATCCTTGCTTAATAGCTTTGGGTGTGTATCAAGTAAATTCAATGACAGTACAATTAGTAACTGGTGGTACGGCGGCATCAAGTGTATCTGTAAGTCTTGATAAGGTGATGACATTGTCAGCAGCGAATATTAATATTACATTAGTGAGCTAAGATGGATAAAAGATATGTACAATTTGCTACAGCAACAAATTTAAATAAACTGCTTGATGAATTACGCCCATTATTAACAATTGACCCGTTAGAGTATTGGCAAGACTATTTCGACATTGACACTTGTAAATCTGATGGATTAGACAACTGGGGGAAAATTCTTGATTTCTCACGTGTAATCTCAATTCAAACTGCAACCGATGGGGTGTTTGGCTTCGGGGTGCAATCGGATTACCCTGTACCTGAAGATGGCTATCCTCAAAACTTTAACAATGGTTTTTTCTATAATCCAGCATATGAAGATACACCAATCCAATATACAATGGAAAACTACGAATATAGAACTGCACTAAAATTTAGGTACGCAGCACTTACTAGTAATCTATCAATGAAATCAATAAATAAGATTATGAATGATTTACTCACAGAGTTAAATCCTGATTATAAATGCGTGGTAACTCAAACCGCAAGTATGCAATTAACGTATGCTTTCAATCTCGTGTTAGCACCATGGCAAAAATCAATTTTCAATAACAGAAATATACTTCCAGTTCCTGCTGGGGTGACCGCAATAATTTTAGACGGACAGACAATATGAGTAATACTGAAGACATTATACTAGCAGAGTACGAGGAACAATTAGCCGCGGCAGTAGTTCCTGATTATTTTTTATCGTCGCAATTTTGTAATGGTGGCACACAAACAACGGACTACGTTATTCCCCCCGCGACATCGGAAGACCCAGCGGCTGCAAGTTTGGCTACTGGCGCACCACCGTTACAACAAGTAAAACCAAGTCTTGGTGGTGCAGTATTTCCGCGGCAGCAATATAATGGAATTTTACGTCTTTTAAGTAATTTGTTAGCTTATTTAAACAAAGGTAATAATTTTACTTTTGATACAAAAAATACCAGCGGTTATGCTCTTGGAGCTGTTTTATTTGATTATAATTCAAATAAATGGGTGGTTAGTTTGAAAAACGCTAACACAAATAACTTCGTGACTAACCCAACTTTAATTGATGGTGTAAATTGGCAATTTATTACGGTAAATCCCACTGGTTCAAATAATTTCACAGTATCACCTACAGTACCAACCCCAGCATTAAACGACAGCAGTAAGAAAGCTATTAACTCTGAGTTCATGTTAGCTAACACAGCCAATGCAACTAAGTATAACTACCCAATTAGCTGTAAAAACACGCCTACATTTACAGCAGGTGAAGAGTATATTTTAGCATTGCCAGCGTTTGATGGAGAAGCACAATACCAGTTGGTTTTTAAAGGAGGATATCAGGCTGGTGCTGGTCAATATGGCAGTATTAATATTGACTTATCTATTATATTTAATGGCGCTAACTCATATCAAAGATGGGGTATTGTGATTAATAGTATCACGCAAGCTAACGGAATAGTAATTCCTCAGTCTCAGCTTAATGAATTATTTACATTTACTGCTTATAATACAACACCAGTCGTAATAAATGGAGCTAGCATTTCTGGAGTTGTTCTCGCGATTAAATTAAATAGCGCATTACCGTATACGGGTACTAAAAATTCATTAACTGGCTTATTTAGTACAAACAATATTATTAATTACACGAACGGTGCGAACCCCAACAATGCTGCTTTATTAGGCATCACAAATGGTGCATTAACTTTAGCAACAGAGGGGGCAATTGACGAAGAAGGTCTGCAAGCAAGCACTGTTCTCACTCCTTCGTTCATGGTTGGCACTAATGTTCCTAACATGACTAATAATAACCTTATAAAATGGTTAAATGGTATTGCGCAAGATTCAGGGATAGCTTCAAACAATATTGGATTATTATCAGCCAACAATAGTTGGTCAGGAGATAACGCATTTACAAAATCACCGACTGTGCCCACTCCAACTAAAGGTTCTAGTGACTCAAAAGTAGCGAATATGGCGGCATTATCCGCAGGATTAGCTGATAAACAAAATACATTAGGATTTACCCCTGTTCAGCAAGGGGGTGGAGCAGGACAGTTAACAAATAAAGTGTATGTTGGATGGGGTTGGGATGGATTAAAAGCTCAAGTAGATTCCACAGACCTAGGTGTTTTTGCATTCCGAGATTGGGTTAATGGAAACTTTGCAACTATTTCAGCATTGACTGCAAATGGAGGTGGAATTATAGCTTCAGGTGTTAATGTGCGAGGAGGATGGGTTAGATTTTATAATGGACTAAAAATATGCTGGGGAGGTGCTTCTTCTCCTTCTGACCAAGATCCTTATAATGTTCTTCTACCAACAAGTTTCGACTACCCACCAGCTGTAGTAGGTTGTAACGCCTCAAATAGAGCCGCGACAACTTCCGCGGTTTATGGCGTAACTACTTATTACTTTACGATGCGTTATACAACTGATTTGCTTTATATAGCATTAGGATACTAAAATGAAATACGACAACAACCAATATTATTACTCTCCAGAAGAAAATTATCCCTGGTTTTTAGAATACAATAAACCCGACGATGCAATCCAAATGACTGTACCCATGGAAGAAGAATATGAGCGAGGATACAAGCTGGGTTTAGTTATCACACCTAATCCATCTTATAATGTTAATAAGTTCAATGACAACGATACTAGCACATATCCGTTTTTTATGGTTCATCCTGATACATTGTTATCTCAGCAAGAACTATTAGAACGCGATAAACAACGCCAATTAGCGTTAGCCAAGCAACAGCTAGACCAGTCAATTAAACTAGAATCAGGTGTTTATCAGCGTAAAATGTCAGAAGAACAACAATATGAGTTTATTATGTATCAAGACGCGTTATTAGAGTTTATCAATGGAGAGCGTCAAGATATGCCAGAGCAGCCTAATTTTTTAACGGAGTTATTATAATGCCAATCTTAATCGCACCCACAACTGCGGCAGTAACAAGCGAGCCTTTTACCGCTAATTTAAACAACGTAGGATTAGTTGCTAATGGTTTAGCTGCTGGCGAAACGGTCAAAGTACAAGTCTATGATGCAACAGTTAGTAATTATGTAGATGTTAAAATCGCTGGAGCTGTTCCGCAAGCTGATGTAAACAATAATCTTATAACGATATATCAAGATGCGTTTTCATATCGCGTAGTGAAATCTGCTACAGCTAATCCTGTAGGTGTGGCAATTTACCAAAACAATGTTAAAATAGGGGGTTACAATGCCAATTAGCAACGGAAACATTAGTAATGGTGGTGGAAGCGGTGGGGATGGCGACGGTGGCGCTACTTCTTTAACAGTGGTAAGTCCAGATGGTTCAATTGTCGAAACAGCACAATCTACGTATGATGGTACTACGCGCAAAATTACAGCTTATTTACAAGCAGTAGGCGGTGGTGGTGGCGGAGTTGCGGATTATACAAAATATAACTATCCAATTAGCTGTAAAAACACGCCTGCATTTACAGCAGGTGAGGAATATTTATTAAGTGTAACAACAGGCTCAGCAGATAGTATACCAAACGGAATTATTAACTACTCATTGGTATTTGCTGGCTATAAGCAAGCGACTAATTCTTACGGGACTATAACAATAGATTTTAGCCTCACTCACAGCAAAGACTTTTCTTATGCTTATTTTGATGTTCAAGTAGAAAGTATTTCGCAGTCATCGACAGCAAATTCAACGTTCACAAGAGAGCAACTAAATAATTTGTTTTCTTTCCAAGCTTACAACATTAACCCACCTGTTACTATTAATGGCGAGACCATCTCTGGACTTGCTGTCACAATTAAACTTAAGAATGATATTAATTGGGTGGGCACAAAAAATGAACTATTTGGAGTTGTGCAAACAAGTAGTGAGGCTATGTTTAGAGTGGCTGTAAACCCTACTAATCCAGCATTGCTAGCAGCTTCTAAAGGAGTGCTAACTTCAGCGGTTGGAGATGATAACTTAGAGTCTGTTGATAACTTAGAGTCTGTTGATAACTTAGAGTCTGTTTACCCTATCGTACCATATTACGCTATAAAAACCAACGTACCTAACATGGTTGAGAACTCAATCCAAACATATAAAAATGGTTTACTGTCAAACAGCGGGCTTTTTGTCAGTAACATAGTTAAAAAATATGTTAAGTATTTCTTTATCGACCCAGACAACGGAGTTGATGCTAACACTACTGTCAACAATGGTTCAATGAATGCACCTTTTAAAACTGTTGCATACGCTCTAACTATCGCTCCAACTGGTACATCAATTGTGTTGCTTGGTAAGACAACAGAAGCAGCATTAACGATTACCAAAGCCAACATGGATATTATGACGTTCGGTACTCGTAGCGCGTTAGCTGGGTTTACTAATAAAGTAACTGTTAATAACACTGTATCAGGTAGTTCAATTAGGTTTACTGGATTGTCTTTCGATGGAGGTATAGAGCCTGCTACTACCAATGTAGGTGGTACCTATCTCTATGGCGGACAAACTACTGCGGCACTCACTAAAAACGACGCTGGTTACATGGAAATGGTAGGCTTCGATTGTAGTAACAATACTGTTACAGTCAACAAAGGTCAATTAGTTGTAAATGGTGGTAAAACATTAGCCCCTACAGTCACAGGAACAGGGACACAAGTCACTTTTGATAACGTTGGTGTAGTTATTGGTAACGCTTCGGTAGCTGCAAACAGTGTATTTTTAGCTTTTGAAACAAATTGGGTTGCTGGAACTACAGGCTCGGCAATAGCTGGAGCAGTTGGTTCTACTGTGATTTTAGATGGTATTAATTTCGCACGGGCAAATGGTACTCGAGCTAATTTAACACTTAATGGTAGTTATGACTTCCAACATTGTGATTTCGATTCAACTGGTAGCACGTTTGGTACGTTAATAGGTGTTCCAGATAACTTTACGCGTATAAAATTATGGCAAGCTCCTGTAATTACAACCGCAACACAAATGTATGTGAAAGACCCTACATCTGGTGAGATGAGCTTACAGGACATTGGAACTACTCCAGCTATTGCAGGCTCTGCGTTGTATATGAACAACTGGGGAGCAGACCAACCTGTAACAAACGGATTTATCAATTTGACTGGTGCTAATGCTGTTGCAGTCGGCAGTGATATTTCATACAGTGGCACTGGAACAGATATTGCATTGGTGGCAGGTAAAAACTATGATTTTACAGTTGCAATCGATAGCCGTCAGAATGGTGTACCTAGTGCATCACTAAATACAATGGGATACAGTGATAGCACATTCACTACAGATAATATTGCTGTTACGAACGGGTCAATCACTAATAATGTGTATACTTGTACAGGTACATCTGGAACAGCTCAGTTTGTTCAGGCGTATGATACACAAGGCGTAATGAATGCGTTTACTCCAAGGGCTGTAATATATCCTACCCAAATAGCTATATCACCAGTATCTACTGCCACAAGTTTATTTACTTATACACAACTATCAACAACTGCGATACAACCAACGATTGTAAAAAATGGAGCTATTTCATCTCAAGCGCTGACTCGGAATACTTCTACTGGTGGTGTAACTGGAGATAATAATACAGCGTTCGATCATCCGTTCAATGGTTCAAACCCAGTAGAATACGCAGCGTGTGCAAGCCACGGGGATGTGTCTGTTGTTAGCGATTCTCTGAATGCTACTAGGTTTGCATTTAGTAAAACCGCTGGTATTTCATATACTTCACAAACCACACCATTAGCAAATACGGTAACATTAGAAAGTTCATTAACTGCTTGTTATGCGCGTGATATTGGTATTGCTATGTTTGTTGGAACTTCAGGAATTTCTTGTCGAATTGATGTAAATGCGGGGACTTTCACTCAAGTAAATATTAGTCAACAAGGAGCAAAACAAGTTGTACGTGGTAATCTTAGCGGCACAATGAATTTTGTAGCTGTTGGCAATAGTAACACATGGAATCAGTTTATCAAGTCAACGGACGGGTCATCATGGCTAACCATTGCTGCGAATAACTTGCCAAGCATTTTACCGACAACTGGAACTGTTACGCCAGTTTACAGCATGGGCGGTATTTGCCAAACTAAAGACAGTCTAAAAGCGTGGATTGTTGCAGTTAATGATACAGCTAACAACATTACATACTTATGTAGTTCTAGTGACTTAGTAAGTTTTAGCTCATTAGCTTCTACTGCTTCGGAGATGTTAGCCAATGCTAATACCCCTGAACTATTAGAGTTAAAAGAAAAATTGCCTACCAATCTAAATGCTACAATTCAATCTTACTCAGGTTTCAATGTAAATGGGTTGTTCTGTGAATTAGTATCAGGTGTTGGGTTAGCTGCTGGTGCTAGTTCTATTATCATGTACTCTAGTAACACAAGTGGAGTAAATAACAGAGTTGTGTATAACAACGTATTTTGGGCTTCACCAAGCTACTGGGTAACATTGAGTAATCCTGCGAGTATCGGCGGCACACAACGTGGGTTCATGTATCCAAGTGGCGTATTCGCATTATGGGCGACAGGTGGAACAGCAAATCTTATTTCTACTTGTGATGGTGGTTTAACGTGGGTAACTAGAACTAATTTAACGTCATTTACGTATATGATGCCGCTGGGTGATTACCAATTATGTAGCTGTAGTACCGTTTCAGCTAGTCGTAAATATTCTGCTACTTACCGTAACAACTATGTGACAACAATGTTATATAGTGCTGTATGGGCTGGGGGTCAGAAATTGCAAGCTGGTACAAGTGTTAATCCAATTGTAACTTTAACCGACCAAACTATTGCTACCTATTCATATTCTGATTCAGGGGCTATGTCGCTGATTGGTGCGTTACTCACACCGAACCAAACACATGAGTTTTTCAGTGTTGGGGTGACAGGTATAAACAAGTCCGAAAAAGTATCACTTTTGAATGGTACGGGGTACGTTATCCAAAATACGTTCTTGTGGACGATGGTAGGAACTAATTGCACAGTTACTACTACAACACAAGCTCCGGGTGTTCAGGGTAACATTCAGACTAGTATTCAAGGGCTAATCACAAATGTACAAGCTAATGCTACAGTGCGGTTAAAATGTGATTATAATAATGGTACTAACACGCTTGGTGGTGCTAATTCTATCAAGATAACTAAACTGTAGTATAATTGTGGGGTAGAAATACCCCCGAAAGGTTTATAATGAAAAAGTTTTTAAATGGCATTGTTGATATTCTGACAGGTCAACGTGAGCTGAGGGATGTTCTATCATTTATCCTTGGGGGCATAACAGCTTTAATTGGTGCTATGATTCTCATGCATACGCCAATTATCTACCATAGTTTAGCTGGATTAGCTATTTTTTTAGCTGGAATAGCGCATATTGTTATTGCAGTTGTTCCAATCAAAAAATGGCGAATGATTGAAATGATTAGTTTTGTTGTTGTAATTTATGGCTTGACTAAATCACAAAGCATTGTTGCAATGTCTATCGGCTTTTATTCTATGATTTTTACAATTTTTGGATTAGGATTATGGATAAATGTGTACGATTGGTTAACAAAGAAACGCGGTGAATAATGTTGCACGAATTACTGACATGGTTGTCAGATAATAATCAAGCTGGTAACGCTATTGATTTAATCAAAGACTTTGAGCGATTATTTTTTATTACTGTGATTGTTGCTATTCTACGAAGTGGCACAAATTGGATTTTAGATATTGGGTATTTTTTAATTTTTAAAAAAAGAAGAGAGAAAAACAATGTACAAAAATAAAGAAACAGGAATTTTTCATATTGAATCGCACGGGTACTTAGTGCCGATGGTTCATATGAAAATTGACCCTGCGGATTATGAAAAATGTGGGTTTATGAAAGCTACCACGGCTAATTTGAAATTGTTTGAAAAGATTGGAGATGCAGTTGCAAGTAAGCGAACAGCTAAAAAACCTAACTTATCGCTATATTGAGCCACAGTGTCTTTGTTTGTGATTTACCGATGAACTAAACCTCCAATTAAGGGGGTTTTTTCTTGTCAAGGATTGTTAGCTCTATACATCTTTATTAACAAAGCAAGAACTCCAATAACTGTAGTATGATTCTCGTCTTTAATCTTGCGTAATTCTGTCATTAAATCCAACGGTACTTTTATCGCACATCTAGTATCTTTTTTCGTTTCCATTATTTGCCCCCTAATTCTTTAATTAGCTTTTTGCGTAGATAGATTTGCCCTTTACCTGTTATAGTTGGTTGTCCCGACACTTTAGGCAATCCAGTACGAGGGCAAATATATGTTGTTTCAATCCATTTAAACCACCCCGAATCGATAGCTTGAATACTTGGGCGGTTCTTACGAGTAGTCAAATACCCTTTTTCTCTTAACCAAGCAAACAATCTGTTTTGTCCAATATCATAGCCAGAAGATGCTAACAGACCAGCGTATCCACCGATTGAAATACTATCACATGTATTTGCTACATCATTAGCAAATTCAACTTGTGGCTTTTGTTGTTCTAATTGTTTAGCTTGTATTTCAACCTCAATAGCTAATCTCCCACACTCCAGCAATGCTTCACCGTAGGTTTGGGGGATAGTAAATTGTTGCTTAGATTCCAGCTCTTGCCAGCGTTTAATGATAGCATTACGTAGTTTTACATTGTATCCAGCTATCAATGTATATGTTTGCTCCTTGTCAAGATTCACTATTGACATATACCCACGATTATCAAATTCTATGTTAAGATACTGTTTTAATTTATCATGCAAATCTGCATCATCTTTTTCTATGTCGTACAGCTCAGCAAATTGAATGCGAATATCGCGCATTACATCAGAATGTTCTTTACCAGTTAATTCAGCAATCTCACGACTTGACATTGTTAATGATTGACTGGTTAATGTTAATTGATTCATTATTTATTTCCTGTAAAATTAGCTTTATCGCTAAGTATGTATATTAACATACTCTATAGGATTGTGTTAACTATTTTTCGTGATTTATGGTAAAATTCAACATTTAATTAAAACAGTGGGAGATAGAATTGCAAGCAAGCGAACAACTAAAAAACCTGCTTAAATCAGTAGAACAATTACGATTAACCCCGTATTTAGACCAAGGTGGTATTCCTACTATCGGTTATGGTAATACATTCTATGAGAACATGCAAAAAGTAAAATTAACCGACCCGACAATCACAGCAGGACGTGCTAATCAGTTATTTGACAACATTCTAGCTAAGTTTGTTCAATTCGTCAATAACACGATTGAACGCCCAATGAAACAGCAACAGCTAGATGCGTTTGTAATGTTGTGTTACAATTGCGGTATGTCGGCATTCTGTAAACCATGTAAAGTAGTATTGTATTTTAATGCAGGTGATATGTCGATGGTGAAAGAGTGGTGGATTAAGTCATTTGTTACAGCTAATGGCGTGCCGTCTAATGGCTTGGTGAATCGTAGAAAGTGTGAATGGGATATATTCGAGAGAGGGATATATAAGAAATGGTAGCGATTCTGGCGAAGCTACGAATAAATAAAAGCCAGAAAGCCCCGTGATGGGGCTTATTTTATTTACTTCAAATCTTCAAACTTACTTTTTAACTCAATCAATATTTTTTCCATGATTATAATGAAAATTATATCTATCATTAGCTTTTTTTCTGGCTAAAATTGCATCATCAATATTAACAAAATTCCCTAAATGTATTCTTTTGTTATTTATTCTAATATGAGCAACCCACTTTTTATCACGTTTATGCCAAGTTACACCTGTAAATCCAGATTTATTTGTTTTATACATTGATTGATTATGCATATTTTCTAAGCGAGAAATACATCTTAGATTAATAATTCTATTGTCATTTCTAATGTGATTTATATGGTCTATTTCTCCATTAGGAAATTTACCGTAGATATATAACCAAGCTAAATGATGGGCTTTATAGTATTTACAATTAAATCTGATAATAATATATCCCCGACAATGTAAACATCCAGCGATATTACCAACTTTTATATTAGCAAATTTAGAAGTCTTATTTATCCAAGTGAAAATACCCGTTTCAGTATCATAATGTAAATATTGCTTTAATATTTGTTGTGTTAGCATTTTAGTATCTCTCTAAAATCATCTCATGGTGGGGTATTGGCAGGTAGTGAGATATTCTACTTTTCCCCCGCTAAAGGTAGCCAATGCATTATTATATCACATTTATTCTATTAGCTTATATCTTTTGCCATTCAACACAATCTCCTCATCTGGGTTATAATCGCGAATGTCGGTTAAATCTAGGCTATCCTTATCCCATGAGTGGGTGGCTTCCGCTGCTTTCTCTTCTGGAGCTTTGAACCAAATTAACTCCTCTGCTCTTGGGAACCCGCCACATGATGAATCCACTCTTTGTACCCATTTGTTATAAAAACCCGCGTAGTTGCCTGTATTTTTAATACATTTCACCCACTGCCCGATTTTCACCGCATCAAACGGATTAGTTTTTTTCGGTAATGGTTTTAGTTTTTTATCCAAATGCGCTTCGATTATTTGTAGCCAGTTAGGGTTTTTGAAATTAACTGAACACCATTCTGGTGCTCCAGACCCTATTACTATACTACGAGCATTGTCATCTATGCTAAAAGCATCTTTAACCCCATTATACTCTAACACCTCAGCAATATTATCCTTAGTAATTGGTTCAAATTCTTCAACTGTTGGTACGATAATATCCTCTTTAGCATTAGTAATTGGTTCAAATTCTTCAACTGTTGGTACGATAATATCCTCTTTAGCATATTTTACGTCGTTGACGTAGTAATCATCTTGGCGAAGAGGGATATTCCAATATTTCCCATCGGACATATAAATTTTAGAATCTACAAACTCCGTTATGACTAGATTTTCGAATAGTATAGCAGAACTAAACTTATCACCAATTTTTAATGTTACTTTGCTCATTTTACTTTCCTTTTTAAAATTGATTCATCATCGCTATAAAAATAGCGTCATACACTACCACAAACATTATCATACCTATGATAATTCCACCAATAAATTTATTCATCATACCATCCTTTAAATTCACAAGCAATATTTCCCTGTTTAACAAGAAGAGGAAATAAAAACTGTTCTTTGCCTGTTTTTTCTAAAACTTCATATAATTTATCTACTGACGTACAAAATTTATATGAGTGGTCTATTTCTATTGCCTTACCATCATATACTTGTATATTGTTAGCATGGATACATCCTGTACAATTAGATTTGACTTGCATTTATCAGATCCTTAACCTTGTTTAATAAATTCTGCGTTAATTCAGGGTCTCCGTAGTTAAAATAGAAATCATCATCGGTTAATCTGTTATGACCACAAATAAACTCCATTGTAAACGTGACTAAAACATGATTTAATTGCAGTTGGTCTATCGTTATTGCCCCAAAATCGAATTTGCGGTGTTTAAATCCTAGGCTCTCTAATTCATCTTGAAGTTCGCCTATTTGGTTCATTCGTCCTTTATTTGTCATTTATCAACTCCTTGACTTTATTGATTAAATCCTCTTTGAATGTTGGTGAGTCTAAGTAGATATCATCACTTAATAATTCAGCTTCCTCGTCATCCTTTCTGATTTCAATCCAGATTGCCTCAAAAATGATAAGTAGCCCATTTCCATGCATTGAGAAAGGGTTGTTCATAAAAGATTTAAACCCTAATTTTTCTAACTCATCCATTAGAACACCAACTTCTAACAGTCTACGTGTATTTTCGCCTAGTGAATTGATTTGTTCTTTAATACCGCTCCAGTCAACATTCATATCTCCAAATCCTGCGCATCCTACATGATTATCTAAAATAGACTCAATAAAATCTTCTAAAAATGTATTATTCATTTATCAACTCCTTAACTTTATTTAAAACATCTTGTTGCCAAGTATTAGTTACAATTTTTTCTATCTCACAAAGATTACTTCCCATTTTCACATCCTTTAGGTAATAAAAAACCCACTGAGCAGTAGTGCGAGTACTAATCAATGGGTTTATATAAGCTAATTAGCTTAACCTCACAACCTCGCACGTTGTATAATTAAACTAACTCTATGCCAGTATTATAGCATAGATTAAAATTTATTGCAACATCAAAAAGGGATACTATCGTCTTGCAAACTTGGAGCTGGAGCATTAAATCCTGCACTTGGTGCTGGTGCGCTATATTCTGCTGATTCTTCTTTATCCTCAGTTTTACCACCGATAAACTCAAAATTATGCACACTACATTTTAGCGTAGCCACTGGTTTACCCTCTTTGTTGATATAAGCACTCACGCTTGGACTACCCTCAATAAGCAACTTAGTACCACTTTTAACGTACTGCATTATTGTTTCAACTTTTTTGCCATTAACACTGCATTCAATCCAGTCCGTACGTGGGTTTGTTTTAGTGCCACTACTAACTGCTAATGAAAAAGTAATAAACGATTCACCATTTGGCGCATAACGTAACTCAGGCGATTTGCCGACATTGCCACTTATAAACATTTTCTTCATGCTTCTTTATCCTTGTAAAAAGTAAAATTCTTAGTTCGTTTAACTAATGTTAATTTTTGTTTAAATCCAAAACTACCAGAATTATCATGATAGTACATAGCTTTTGTGTTCTGCGGTGTATTAATTGCAACACTCACAGCATTAACCCATGATTGGCTATCGTCTATCTTGTAATATGATAACATCTCTTGATAATTTTTGAACTTGTTTTTTTGTTTGAAATTCGCAGACCAGTTGAACTGTCGCTTATCAAACACCACGCTACACACATTTTTATTCTGTGCAATAGCTCGGTTACTTGCCACATTCGCAACGAGTATCTGCTCATCTATTGATGTGCTTCTGCTTTCGTGGTACGCCATTAGAGCGATGCACAATGTCGGTGTTAATATCAATATATTATCCTTAACTTAAACGGCTATGATAAATACAACTCATCACACCATCACGTTCAAGTACTAATTCACTTTTTCTACACACATATTCAAACTCTTTTCTGCCATCACTCCACGCCCTAGTAGCTACTTTGCGGGCATGAAGTCTATGGGCGCATGTGTTGCATGTGGGTATTTTAGGTGATTCCTCTACCATTGCTTCATATAAAAGTCGATTATGCATTTCTAATCTCATGCAATAATCACTATAATCCCCATCGGGGGGCTGTGTTGCTTTTTTAAATAATTTCTGCTCCAATCTTTGGATTTCGATAATAAACTCTTCGACACTGGCGTATTTTGATATAATGTTATTCATCCACCGCAAATCTTCTGGCTGGGCTAGTGGCTCAGATACTTGGTCGCGTAATTTTAATATCCGCAGGATTAATGTATCTACTATTTGACGATATACTGTGGAAGTGTTATATAAATCTTCGCGCATTTCCATTTTATCATTCCTCACTAAAATCACTATGATGTATGCACCCAAAATATCTAGTAATTTCAATCACGTCTGTATTGTTGTCATTTTCTGAATTACAATACCCGAATTGATTGCTTACACCGTAAAAGTCTGCGTGTTTGCACGTGCTACACGTTGGGGGCTTGGGTGGTATTAATTCATTTACCATCTTAGTAAAGATTTCGCGTGTTGCCCCACCTGTATAGTGGAATATTTCATTTAATAATTCTTGCTTTTTCTCTTCAAACGTTTTCATAATACCAACACTCCCCACCCACGAATCAAACAACTATCCTGCATGATTCTGTTAATTACGTAATGAATTGACATATCATTTTGAGATGTGTGTCCGTATTGCGTTTTAATATCCCACGTTTTACCTAAATCTTGGGTAATCAACGCTAGTTTTACACCTGAGCTTAATTCTATCTCAATGTTTGAGCCGTCACGTAATGCGTTAATAATTTGGTTTTTCATAAATTAATCCTTCAAAAATTTTAAAATTGGTGATTCTTTAGCTTGTAACGATGCGTAAAAATATTTTTTTGCGTATTCTAAATGTTTTGCTACAATTAAATTGGCTCCGTTTCTCTTATTGCAAGCACTGTTATTTAATACTTGAGCCGTTCGCTCATATATTTTAACTATAAAGTACAAGATGCGGTATCTTGTCTGCTTGTATACTGTTAAATGAGTATTTACACAGCTGTATAATTCACCATTCTCATTAACTTCACAATGCGATAATACTTTTAATAACGCTGTTTCAATAGCTTTTTTACACTTATTCAAGTAAGCTAAATTCAACCAATTAAACCCTGATTCTTCACTGATGCTTTGCACAAAATAAGTGTGCTGGTACAACAATAATAAATTTTGGGTGTCAAACAATGTTAATGTATTTTTTTGGCATTTATATCCAATGTCGTTTAACGCAATTAACAACGGAGATTTTATCTGCCTGCCCTGAACCCGTTTATTTGATAGCTTATTTTGTTTTTTCTGGCGTTTTAATTTCATCATCTCGCTAACAGTTGGCATTTTCTTTACTTTCAAAAATTTCTAAAAGTTTATCTATCTGTGCATTTTGAGCAGCACCCCTAGCAGCAGCCCTAGCAGCAGCCCAAGCAACATCCCAAGCCGCAGTACGAGCAGCATCCCTAGTAGCATCCCAAGCAGCAGCCCTAGTAGCAGCCCTAGTAGCATCCTTAGCATCATCCCAAGCAGCAGCCCAAGCATCATCCCTAGCAGTATGTAATTCTTCATTTGTCGCTAACCCATTTGCATAGCGTTCAGCCACATTAAGCGCATTAACACTTCGCTCATCTGTCATTAGATGCTGTACTTGTCTAGCGCACCAAACCGCGTATAATCTAAGCTCTTTATCAGTCATAAATTCATGACGGCATAGTGTCCACAATATATCTTGTTTATCATGAACTTTCTCACGATACTCTTTTATAAATTCTGGTATTGTAGCTGAGTAACCTTGCGTTATCCCAATTTCTTCAGGTTCGTAACAAGGGTTAAAAGATTTAATTAAATCGTACGTTATTTTATTTTCCATTTTCCATCTCCATGAGTAAAATCATTTGCTCAATATCCGCACGATTACTTAACGTCCGTGTTGTGTCTCTATATGTAAAAGTAAACATACTACCCAATTGCACTAATGTAGCACCTGCACCACGGCATAGCATTATTAGCTTATGTATTACGGTTGTTGTTAGCTCTTTTTCTGTTGTTAGCAATCCTAAACGTCTACGAACTGCACCACCGTGTATTTGTGTGTTCATTTTTCACCTCTAAAAATGCAACGTTACAAAAAGAAGTATTGCTATCACTAACAATACTTCTATGATAGTATCTAGTTTAATTTTACACCTCTTTATTCGTGTATCTTAGCAATAAGATACTCTAGCACCATTGAATCATCAACCATTTGCACAGCGACAGTGCCTTTGATGTGTTTGCCTAGCTCTTTTGCCATTTTAAAACTATAATCAAAATGGTTGCGCATAGCCATAAATTTAAAGAAAAACTCCGAAATATTAAACGGAGAAAAAGTTAACTGCTGGTTACCTGTCACGCTATTGAATGCACGAATATGCGCGTGGTACTCATAGCTATCAGGCTCGCATTGGGGAGGAATATCCAAAGACGGTTGCGCTGGTTCGATTATTTTCCCAGGGATTACGCGTTCAAAAAACTCTACTTCAAAAGAATCAGATGCGTGTCTGTAACATGTTGGGCTTATTAGCGCCCAATTGTGGTTAGCTAACCAGTTAAATATCTCGGGAAAATTTTCCTCGATAAAATCTGCTGAACGAAAATTAATCATTTTGTTAATCCTTATAAATATAAATAATGTAAATAACATCTCCATCATCGCGAAATAACAAAGATGCACCAGCCTTTGTCTTGCCTAAGTCTTTAAACTTCTGCTTAATGCGTAGCTCATATTCAGCTATAGCATCTTGCCGTGTGCATTTTATTATTCCGCTGTCGGAGTTACTGTTGCCAGATTTAATGCGCCTTCTGCTGCAGGGTATTCAAGTATTCATATAATTTTGCATACTTAGCTGATTCTTTATTCTTGATAACTGATTCAGCTGAAGTTTTCCAAGATTCCGCTATAAGTTCTTTTTTGGCATTATATAGCTTAACTACATCTTCCAGCGTAATAGCCGTGGCGTTTCCATCATCATCAATATCGGGGGATATGCCAAGCATAGACAGTAAACCATACCTAGTAGCGTATGTGTACGCTGAACCTAGTTTTTGCATATCTATAGCATTGATTAATTTGACTTTGCTTTCAATTAGCTCCCCACTTGCCGCATGAATTAGCTGCAACAACATAAAAGGTTGCCCTCCGTCATCAACCTCACGTGACGTAAACAGTACCCCGTTCGCCTGTAGAACTGGTAATACGGCACTCAAGACACTGGGTAACGTTGCATATGAATTTTTGAAGTGTAAGTTCTTAGCATCTTTTTCAATTTTTGGAAACTCACTTTGTGATTTTAATAACGCTTTATATATGTTTAACATTTTTATTTCCTTATTCCATATTTAAAAATTACATTTTTATGTGTTTGATTAATACATTTCACCCAACATTTACGCAATGTTTCGACTGTTAATGTTGATAATTCATTAGATAATTGACTTCGTAAAAGTATATTATCTTTATCTGCTTTTGTCAATCTATCTGCGTATTGTTCTGTATAATTCCAGTCAACAAGTTTCATCCGATTTAATAACTCATCTATTTGAGAATCATCATAATCAATCTTATGTGTTTTAAAAAAAAATTTAGTCGGTTCAGATTGTTGTTCAATAACAATCAGTAAACCTAGTTGTTTTGCATAACGTTTAACTTCATTTTTATCAACTGAAAGCGATAAAAAATTACTGGCAAGGTGATTAACCACATAATTTTGTATTGTTGCAGATTCATTTTGTAGCTCTTCATTAATTTGGTTAATCTTAGATTTGATAGCATCAACATCGTATTTAACATTAAAATCACCAATATAATATTTAGTTATTTGAGCTATTGCAATAACATCAGCAGGAGTCATTTTACACCCTCACCAGCCCAAAACTACAGCTTGCATTGCTAATACTTGCTGCGATGTTATACATTGTTTGCCAATACTCGGCAATTGCTCTACACATATAACTACCTACAATGATAGTTATTGTGCCTACGTGTTTAGTGATTTGATACATTTTCTACTCCTAAATTAAAATAATAAAACTCACTCATGGCGGTTAGGTGTAATGCCATTAATTAAAGAATCCACGAATGAGTTTTATTATCGCCGCTTTTACAAACGGCGTAAAAATTATTTACGATTTTTAATATTATCTAAATAATATTTATATAACATCATGCCACCGTATATAGAACCACCTATAATTATTATGGTAAATGCAGTAGTAAATAAGAATGTAGCCATGTTATTTACCTACATTTAACATTATAGACATAGGGCTGCTATTCCCCATCGCATAGGTTGGAAGTTGCCCATTCCATTTGGTAATCATCTGAGCTTGAATTTCCAATTGCTTCAACTGAATTAGTTCAGGCGTTACAGCTTGTTTACGTAATGACATTGCCTGTGCATCTGCTTGAGCTTCTACAACACGCTGCTGTGCTTCGACGGTAATACGCTGTAAATCATTTTTAGCTTTGTTAGCATTTTGTTCCGCAACTTGCTTTTGTTCAATTGCTTGGGCATATGCATCACTAAATTTGAAGTTAGTCACGCTAATTGAATCAACATATAAATCATATTGCTTTAATTTTTTATTTAATAAATCAGTAATGTTTGTTGATACCGCATCGCGTTTAGTGATTAACTCCTCAGCATTATACTGTGCTACGATAGCTTTGAATGCTTCACTCATTGCTGGTTTAACAATGTTATTCTCAATTGTAGTTTGATCTGCACCCAATCGCACAAAATGACTTACAGGGTCTTGTGTACCGAGGTGGTAATTAAGAGTTAATTGGGTTTGAACATTCTGCAAATCTTTACTTGCTGCTTGGCTATCTGCTTCAACTGTTTGCACTCTAGTTGATAAGATATTAATTTTGGAAACACCAGGTAAGTACCAATATAGTCCTGGTGTTAATGCTGTGTTATCTACTTTACCAAATGAAGTTTTTACACCTACTTCGCCAGTTTCGACCTGTGAGCAAGCCACTAAAAATAAAGATAAAGATAACATTGATAGTTTTTTCATGAAAAGCTCCTATAAAAGAAAAAACAATAAATACAGCTACGGCAAGATTGGTTACTTAAAAAGTAAATTATTTCTTCTATAACGTTCGTAGTGTTTTTTACATAAATTACGTCCATGCTGTAAATTATTGCAGCCATCAATCATACAATATACAGGTTCAGTATTCTTTCCTCTTCTGCCACAAGGATTTGAAATCATGCCTGTTTTGTGATTAAAATGATTAATATCGTTTTGTCTTCTATGTAAAGACATGTGACATCTTCTACATAAAACAGTTAAATTATCAATATCATTATAGTTTGGATTATTTGGTTCCATTTTAATTATATGATGCACACACAAATTTTCACTTGAGTTACATAATGAACACTTATAATTAAATTTATTTAATACAAATAATCCAACCTCTTTTTTTAATCTATGAAAACTTGCCATACTAACTCCTATTCCGCCACGTAACTGTATTTATTATTGCCACTCTTGCGAATGGCTAAAAATCTATCTCGCTGTACCTAAAAAGATAACCCCAGAGATTGCCGTTACACACTTGGTAACTAAGTTTGTTTTACGTTGATTGCTTTTTCAACTGACGGTATTATGCCACGAAACAAATACGGCTGTCAAATATTTTTTGCAATAAAATTTTAAATAATTTATTATTGTAACTTTTGTACACATATGATATAATACGATACTTTAATTTTAAAAAGGTTTAATTATGGCACGTAAAGTAGATTACGCAAAAACATATCGTTTTGAAAAAGACTTGATTGATAAGATTGATGCTAGAGCAGAGGCGCTTAATATCAGTAAAAATGCGCTCTTAGCACAAATACTAACTAAGGCATTGAAGAATGTAAAAGTGAAAGGGGATAAAAATGAATAATTATCAACAATACGAAAAAGAAAAACAGGCATTAATTGCTAAGAATTTATCGCCTGTAGAATATGAAAAACAATTGAAAATTATTATTGATAGGTTGGGGATTTAGTATGCAAAAAATATAAAATATTTACCCGTTACTTATGGTATAATATTGTCATAAGTAAATTTCGTTATCGTGGGGTGGTAGCCATTAAAACGAAGTTTACTTTATATAATGAACCCGTTATCTGTTTGGTATCTACCACAATCAAACAGTAGCGGGTTTTTTATTTTAAGGTTTATAAAATGAATTTAAGATTTAAAAAATTAAATGATTACACGTGGGCAGACGCTAGTAACAGGCAAAGAATAACATATACTATTTGGGAGTATGAAGAAGGTATTGAGTGGAGATGTTGCAATGATGAGCCAATGCCTCAATTTATTGAAACTGGAATAAAATCATTTAAGGACGCAGTAATTTTGTGTATGGCTAATGATATTCTCTTAGAAAGAGAGATGCAACATGTCTAACCGCAGAATGTTCTCCAAAAAAATTATTACATCAGCTAAATTCTTAAAAATGCCTTTAAGCACGCAAGCGTTGTATTTTCACTTAGGTTTGAACGCTGATGATGATGGTGTAGTTGAAGCGTTTCCAATTATTCGTGTAGTCGGTAGCTCAGATGATGATTTCAAAATACTTTTAGCTAAACAATTTATAGTTCAACTTAATGACGAACAGGTGTGTTTTATTACTGATTGGCTAGAACATAACACTATCAGAGCTGACAGAAAAGTTGATTCTATTTACAAGGGATTATTAATACAAACAATTGATAATGTTAAACTTATTGAACCTAAGCCACGCTTAGATAGACAACCAAAGGACAGCGGTGGGACAGTCCCATGTCAGTCTGGGGACGGCTTAAGTAAAGATAAGTTAAGTAAAGTAAAGATAAGTAAAAATAAAAAAACAATTAACGCGTCTAGCGACGCTTGTGTGTGTGTTGATTATTTTAACGAAGTGAACAACACTAATACAAAAGGTGCTAAACCTGTAATCGATGGTCTAACCAAGATACTAAAAGACTATACAATTGACGACGTGAAAAAAGTAATTGATTTCATGGCTAATAGCTGGTATTCGGAAAATGGACAAAATACGTTGTCCGTCTTGGCTAAATACACCAAATTTCATGAGAAGTTAGAGAAAGCTGAGGTTGCAATATCCAGTTCTAAGATGTTAGCTAGAATTGAAAGCGATGGAGTTGTATTTGCTTGGTTAGAGGGTACATGGATGCGGATACAAGGTACTACACCCGAGTGGGCGTATGAGAATTGGAATGTTGTCGAAGATGAGAGAGAGGTCAAACAATGACTACTCACGTAATGAATGCATACCAAAATGAGTTACTAGGGTTAAAAAAGTACACGCACTTAGTAACTGGTATTGTTGGTCTTGACGAACAGAGAGGTATCACGACAGAAGATTTTATGACTATTTTTGGCGGTTCTGGTTCTGGTAAATCGCTGATAGCTTTGTACATGGCTTGCTCTATGGCTAAAAAAGGACACACGGTTGTGTTCCTCAATGCAGAGAATAGCCCTAAAATTATATCAGACAGAATCAAAGAGCTTGGCTTTAATTATGAACGGGATTTTGGCAAATTAGACACGAAAGGCGAAACGCGATTGAAGTTACTAAGCATGAAAGAAATCAAATTTGAATCATTGGTGCAATATTTAATTTTATATAAACCGCAAGCATTGTTCATTGACTTATTTAGTTCGCTATTGGAAAATGTAGATAGTTATCAGTTAGCAAAAATGACAACTCATTACGCGAAGGAATTAAGTTTTTATCCAGAAAAATATAACTGCGCTGTGATAGTAACTGAGCAGCTAACCAAAGATAACAAACGTACTGGCAGACCATCATTGAATGATGTAGCTGGTGGTGCAGGATTAATCAGAAAATCAACTAAAGCATTGGCTATATATCGTTACAGCAAAGAGCGATTAGAAACGTTAATGACTAAAGCATTATCTGGAGATGTCAAGCATGGTGAGATTTTATTAAGTTGTACTGAGTTAATTGTGCGAAAAGACAGGCTAGGACACTGGCGAGATGGATTAAATTTTGTTAAATATGCTCATACTGAGGGATTTTTACCGCTGGAATCTTGGGAGCAACAAGAGTATTTGCAACATGTTTTCGGTAGTGCGATTGGTGGTAAAAAATGATTGATCTTTTACAAAAGCTAAACGAGCTTGGTTTGCTGGCTAAAAGATTAACAGGGCGTAAACATCAGCGTTGCGGAACAGTGACACACCCAAAGTCAACAAACGGGTGGTTTATCGTTAATGATGAATCAGTAAGTTATGGCTCATGGGATGGGAGTGTTGAATCTGGGTATTTTTGGCTTAATGATAGTAAGCCATTAACAGCAGAAGAAAAACAAGCATATGCCAAGAGAAGAGCGGAACAGGAAATCAAACAGCGTGAATTAGAGCAAAAAGACCGTATAGAGCGACTAGAATCAGTTAGAGGTGCATATGCCTTAACCAAAAGGAGAAACCCGCACCACGCGTACGTAAGCCGTAAGCAAATAGATTTTAGATTAGACTTCACTCACGACATGCAAGGTAGATTAGTTATTCCAATGGTAAATATCCAAAACCAACTAATGGGGTATCAGTACATCAATGATGTTGGTGAGAAAAAGTTTAAATCAGGTAGTATAACAAAAGAATCATTTTACTGTTTTAAGCCATATGATATTTCAATTGCGGAATTAGACTTGATTTTTATTTGCGAGGGAGTAGCTACCGCAGGGAGCGTATATCAAGCTCTCAATCAATCATTAGACGCTGTAAATTATGGTGTTGTAGCTACATTCAGCGCTGGAAATATTAAGCCAGTGATTGATTCTTTACACCGAAATATCGGGGGTAAATCAATGGTTGGGATAGCAGATAATGATATTGCGGGTATTAATGCATACAATCATACGGGGGTCAAATTTATGGTAGTAGGTATTGCAAATGGAGATGATGCGAATGATGTACATATTCAATTTGGTAGTGACGCATTAGCTGAATTAATTTTAAATTTTTTGCAAAACAAATAACCATCACCGCTTCAACTATGTTATAATACCGCATAGTTAAGTTGATTAAGTGAAGTAGAGAGCAGTTAATCAAAGCAACTTAAAATGCCCTGCCAATCTCTCTACTCTTTTGGTGGGGCTTTTTTTTGGAGAAAAGAAAATGATTACAATAATTTATCAAAAAGATGGTACAAAACATAAAACGTTTTGTCAGGAAAATAGATTAGCAAAAACAAAAAAAGCTTTAAAGGAAAGTGAATACACTATCATTGAAGAGTGGCAAACTACAAAAGAAGAGCTAAAAGAACTAACAATCTTGACTACCAAACCTGTAAATGTGATTGGACGGGCGCAAATAAAAGCTTTGACTAGCAGGGTTGAATCAAGATTTTACAACAAGCGAGGGTAGTATGAAATTAAACCCAATTCAAACTAAAAGCGGAACACAACACATTGGTATATCAGAGCGTAAAGGCTCTAGCATAGTAATCAATGAGTACAAGAATGCGCAGGGCGAAACGAGATTCACTATGCCAATTTGTGAGTTGGTGTTTCGTAAATTGGACGATGCCATTAATCATTTGAAAAAACTGGGGTATTGATATGAACGTATTAAGTTTATTTGACGGTATAAGCACAGGATACCAGGCACTAAAAGATTTAGGTATTCAAGTTGATAACTATTTTGCTAGTGAAGTAGATAAATACGATAAATATGAAAAGTTTATTGAGGAATCTAATCGATGATTAAAGCAGAAAAACAAGATAAAGTAATACATTTGATATTGCCATACCCAAACGCAACTTTAAATCCGAACGCGTGTAAACATTTCTATATGAAAGCAAAAATAAAATCTAAAGCAAAAGCCATTGGTTATGAATTAGCAAAACTTGATTACGGTGCTTTTTCTAATGAGAATCGGTTAGAATTGCTGTTAATTGTGCATAGAAAAGACAAAAGAGTTTATGATTTAGATAATGTATTAGCAAGCGCAAAATCTGTGTTGGATGGGGTATTTTCTGGACTAGGAATTGATGATAGTCTTGTCGACAAAATAACTATACAACGTGGTGAAGTAGATAAAATCAATTCTAGGCTAGAACTGTTTATATTTGAGATAAAAAATTAATAGTTATGATATAATATTGTTCTGGCTAGACTTAGCGGTCAAAAAGTAGCTTATCCAACTACCTGCCAGTTTTAATCTAATTGGATACAATTTTAACTGGGAAGTTACAATGAATCAAAATATATTTAAAATTAATGGGCTATATACGGCTAAATGCGCGAGGTGTAATGCTTTGGTTAAATTCCAAAAGTATAAATCACATCTTTCGTTAACTTGTTCTCAAAAATGTGCAGCATCAATATCATGGGCTAAAAGACAAAAAGCTGAAATGACTACACTACAATGCCAACATTGCGGTCAAGATTTTTCGCTATTAAACAGTGTTATTAGAGCAAGAAAAAAAACACATGGCAATCCTATGTATTGTTCCAAAAAATGCGCAGATGAAGCTAAAAAAAACATTAATCACTGTAAAGTATGCAATAAAGTTTTTTCTGGGCGAGTTGCTAGAATAACTTGTGGGATTAAGTGTGCAAATATCTTTAAAAAAAGGAATGGCACATGGTATGAAAATGGATATATAGTTGAGTATACTGGCGCTAAAAATGGAATAAAACAGCATCGCAGAATTATGCAAGATTATTTAGGTAGAAAATTAACCAATGATGAAGTTGTTCATCATATCAATGGGATAAGGGATGATAACAGATTAGAAAATCTGCAATTAACCACTCATTCAGAGCACTCATCACATCATAGAATTGAAGAATATAACCGTGGATTATTGCCGTTTAGAAAATCTAATGCGGATTGATATTGATGTACTGGCTAAGTTGAGAAAACAAAGTAAAAAATCCTTGCAAAAAGATAAAAGTGTGGTATAATATTTACCTGTTGAGATGGTGGGCTGCCTTCGGTACTTGGTTCGATTCCAAGCTCTCAACAGAAATAGTTGGCGAAACTAAACTGACCGTTTTTGAGTAGCTAACGTCCAGTTGCACCATAGCTCAGTTTGGCAGAGCAGTACACTCATAATGTACAGGTCGGAAGTTCAAATCTTTCTGGTGCAACCAAAAATTAAACTATAAAACTCATTCGTGGTGAAATAGGTAGCCACTAATCAGATATAAGAGAACTTGTTCGGTGTAGTGATACGATGCGGACAAGACCAGCCAAATGAGTATGATAAGTTGGCGGACAAGACGTAAAACGAGGCGACATCACAAACGCGCCTATCTTATATTATGTAAGGTGCAAATCCTTACCGAGTGGGTTTTATCGTTTAATTTAAGACAAACTGGAAGATTGGCAGAGCGGTTAATGCAGCAGTTTGCTAAACTGTCGTTCAGAAATGGGCGCGTAGGTTCGATTCCTACATCTTCCACCAAACAAAGGAAGTGAAAAATGAAAGAAAAAACAAAAGAAACATTAGTAATATTCAGCATGATTATTGCATTTTATGCCATTGGCACATTGGGAATCACACCATTCTTTTTATGGTGCATTGCGTCATTAGTTAATTATGTGTTTAACACTTCATTACATTATTCATACGGTCAATATGTAGCCGTGGGCGTATTGTTAACATTCCTCGGAATGGTTATAAAAAATTACATTCGTAGATAAGTTATTTTCACCTCCAAAAAACAAAATTCCCTCAGCAATGAGGGTTTTTTGTTGTCTATACGTAAAACGTGGTAAAATATTACACTATCAATCAGGAGGACATATGAAGTTTATAAATAAAATCTTAGTCGAAATTGCTACTTTAAATTATAAGTGGTAATTGTTTTGTATTGTAATGAAAGGTAAGTAATGCACACATGGAACTCAGTAGATAATTGCTTAACTGGATTGTTTAATCTAGCCAGTAAATCATCAATACCGTTAAAACAAATATTCTTCCCTGACAAACATAAAATTGATTGTAGAACAATTAGGCATACAGTAGATTTTAATAGTTCAAGAATGCCAACAGAACACATTGTATTAGCCCGTGAGGTATTAGCGCGATGTTATAATGAACTGGGTAATGAATTATTGCGATCGTTTTTATTGTCTTATTATGCGCACCACGCATCAAATAATCTAGTTGAAGAATTAACTAAAACTTTAAAACAAAATGAGTTGTTGATTCGTGAGACTTTTGAATCTTATCGTGATAGACGAAAAACAAATATTATTATGTTAGTTGAGTTCTATAATGATAATTATGATGCTATTGAGTATAAAGCAAGAAAAGTTAGGAAAGAAATAAAAGCAATACACAAGGATATTTGGGATATGCTAGAGGATATATTGCTAGAATCTGGTTATTTAGTGTATAATACTTGCGCAGCACGCATTTAGTGTATAATACTTGCGCAGCACGCATTTAGTGTATAATACTTGCGCAGCACGCATTTAGTGTATAATACTTGCGCAGCACGCATTTTAATATTGATTATTTTTATAAGGTTACTAGAATGACAAATAAATCTGCACAAAAATTAGCCGAAGTTAGCCATGGACAAGCAACATCAGCATCAGCTACAAAAGCAGGTGCAACATTAGGTAAATTAACTCCTCATGAAGCCCGCGCTGAGGGGGGGCATTCTCGTGCCGCAAATATGTCTGCGCAAGAAAGACATGAATCTGGGGTTAAAGCAGCAATGCATCGATGGCATAAAAAATAAAAGTTTACCAACCCCCTTAATTGGGGGTATTTTATTGGCTGTTGGGTTAATCACGTAAAATAAATTCTTTAATCAACGCAACCCTGTCGCCGTTAAAAAACATTGCCGCGTTATATTTGTAGTAATATTTACCCATTTTAACGATGACAGCTTTGCTTTCTAGCTCTTTTTTAGCTCGAGAATACTGTGCTTGACTTTGCTTAAACCCATTATCAACTGCTAGTTCATATGACAAGGCAAAAATATTTGTGTCTTTATTTTGTTGCGCTATTTTCATTATTGATGCTAATAAATGAATGGAACTCATTTGTGTAACATCAAAAAGAAGGGCATACCCCTGCGCAAATAGTTTTAAAAATTCTGTTTTGTCTTCGACTTCATGTTTTTCAACGAAGGCTCTCACTGTGGCTTTTTCGCCAGTATCTTCATTAATGAGTTTTATATCAGAAGATTTAACTTGAACGTGGCGTTTTTTGGATTTAAAATCTCCGCTCTCTAAGATGTTAATATCAAATAATGATAATTGGTTATTCATAATACCCTTTAATTAGAATAGGTTAGGAAAGTATTATACTGTACTACATTCATTAAGCCAAGTTATTTGATAATTAATCAGTCAATTTATTGCAGATTTTGATTTTAAACTTGCGTTAAATGATACTGTAGAAAAGTGACATGCGCATATATGGTTATTCTAATGCTCATATTCGTCAAGTACGGATACTGATTTAATTAGGTATTTCCATATTCTCTTTCTTCTTCTTATATACCGTAGGTTATCCCTGACGGTATTCAAGCGGTAGCGCAGAATAGTCAGCTTTTACCCCGATAATGCAACTCTAATAAAAAAATAATTGTTTCATCAATAGTAAAATTACGCTGTTCTTGTATATTTCGTAATCGCTCTCGTACATCTCTCGACAATGAAACACTTACTCGATTAGCATTATATTTTAATTTACCTTTTTTTTGTTGTTCATGTGTACTTTTTGCCATGGTTTAACTTTCAAAAATAAATACAATAAAAGCCACTTTAAAAATGGCTTTGATGTAGTTACTGTTTATCAAAATCTATTAGCGCAATTAAAAAAGCATAATAATTAAAATTGATGTAATTCCCTACAGCGCCACCGCGCGGGGCATCGTTGCCTGACACAAACGGGATATTTAATTGACGCAATGCATCTGCTAAATTATGATCGTGGGTTGCTTGTACGCCACGTTTTGACGACGTGCATAGATGCGCGATATGTGTATATTTAAGGTTGCCTTCAGCGGACTTGGTGTGCCAAGTTAAAGCAAATAACAAGTCAGCTAACTGCTTTGTTGATTTACCGTTTTTTGTAAATAGTTTCATTTTATTTCTTTCAAAAAAATTATTATCATGAATAGCACTCAAAGAATGCTATTGAGTTAATAATTCTAGTTATATATAGTTAATTTATTATTTATCATCATCGCGCTCCCTAATACTTTTTTATCGCTTAATATCGAATCATCATTACCAAATTCCCATGCATGAGTATATTTTGCGCCTTGTTTTGAGTATAAAAACCCTTTCTCGTTCGTACAGTAAATAGTTTTCCCGCATTTTGTAAAAAACACAATTGTTTTAAATTCTTTATTTGATAATTTATAATCTTTTATAATTAATTCTGCAACAATTGTTTTTAATGATTGATTCGCTGAAGTTATAACTTCAATGCAACGTGACATTTTTTTATTGCTAATTTGTTTTGTGGCGTATTTATTGAAAATAATATCCGCAACATCATTAAATGATAATTTATCAACATTTGTATTTAATAAATTTTCTAATTCGCTTAGTTGTGTAACGTGTAGAAACCCAATTAGATTTTCACGAACTAAAACCAATTCTTTTGCTTCTAACAATTTCATTTTATTTTCTCCAAAAAGTTATTTATTTCTTAATCTCATGACGTTATTATAACACTTTACACAGTGTAAAGTCAATAGGGGAGCACAACTATTTTTAATTATTTTTACAATAATTTGACACTTTTACGGAATTATGCTAAACTATCGTATAATTAACACAACCCTACCCAATCGGTGGGGTTTATTTTTTTGGTGTACTGGAATGGCTAAATACACAGAGAAGCAGATTACAATAGCACGTACAGCATACGAAGCTGGTGACTCTCTATTATCTGCATCCAAACAAGCGAATATACCAGAAGCTACACTAAGAAGATATGCCAAATCAGAATCATGGGAACAGGGAAAATGGCGAACTGAGATTGAAGAAAATGCTAATTCGCTCAAAAACATAGTTAAAAATGACGAAGCAATGACGAATGAAATGACGAATTTGCAAAAGCAAATGACGTTAGACCGCATAATTAATTTATCTGGGTTAAAAACCAAAGCTCAATCAGTGCAAGAATCAATGTTGGAACTTGTCGAATTATCAACCAAACAAGTTAAGCAAATACTACAAGACAATCCAAGCGGTTTACACGTGAAATCTCAAAATGAAAATGGTGAAACTTTTGGACGTAATACTGAGTTTGTGAAAGATTTAATCCCTGCTATGACCGCAGCTAATGCAATTCTAGGCGTAGGTAAAGACGATAAACCAACAACCGCAATTCAAATTAATAACGAAAACAAGACTGAAGAAAAGGTGATAATTAACATTGAGGGAATTTAATGAAGATTGATATTAAAATTCCCAAAAAATTATTACGCATCTTCAAAAAATACCGCTATAAAATATTATATGGCGGTCGTTCGAGTGGTAAATCTGCGAGTGTGATTCGTTACTTAATCGTTAGAGCGATGCAGAAAAAGACTAAGATTTTATGCACTCGTGAATTTCAATCATCAATACAACACTCAACATATGCAGAACTGCGTGATTTAATCTATGAACTAAATCTACACTACGATGCAAAAAACAATCCTGACGGGATGTTTATTGTTAAGAGCGATGGTATAACTTGCACGAATGGTAGCGAGTTTATCTTTAAGGGTTTAGCTCGTGACATTATGCAGATTAAGTCAATACCTAATATTGATATTTGTTTTGTTGAAGAAGCGGACACAATCAGCAATGAACATTGGGAGATATTGATTCCAACCATTCGTGCTGAAGATTCTGAGATTATTGTGTGCTTTAACCCGCGCGAAAGATTATCAGCGACTTATCAGCGATTTATTGAAGCCCAACCAGCAGATAATGAATTGCGCATTGAGATTAATTATGATGATAATCCATTCAATAGCGAAACGATCCTGCAAGAAATTGAACGTTTAAAAATTCATGATTATGCTAGATATGAACATATTTATCTTGGTAAAGTCTTAGATATGACTGAGGATGTCATATTCAAAGGTAAAACAAAAATCCTTGATATGAACATTGAACGCATTAATGATTGCTGGCTGTACAATGGTAAGCGTGTTGAAATGCTTTACGGTATGGATTTTGGATTCAGTACCGACCCTGCCGCAATGGTTGAGTTATGTTTGCTTGATGCGAATACGATTTACATCCACCGAGAAATCTACGAAACAAAATTATTACCTAGCAAATATTGCGAGAAGATAAAGGGACATATGCCTGAAGGTCTAAAAGAGAAATGGTTCGCTGACTGCTCACGCCCTGATACTATCGCAGATTTAAAACATCAAGGATTGCGCATTGAGGGAGCTGAGAAATTGAAAGGTAGCGTTGAATCTGGTATTGAGTGGCTACAAGGTAAAACGATTATCATTAATCCATCGTGTAAAAACATGATTTACGAAGCCCATAATTACAAATATAAAACAGACAAATTAACAGGTAAAATCACCACAGATATTATTGATGCAAATAATCATTTGTGGGACGCAATTCGTTACGCATGTGTTAAATTAATTCAAGTACAAGGGTCTGGCAGAATATCAGACAAAGCTATTGAGGGGTTATTGCAATGGTGAAAAGGTACAAACAAACATACAGACGAGAGTCCGCAAGTGCGGATAACTTCCAAGACCCACCGAAACGGTTAAACTGGAAACTGCCGCAAGTTATGGGTATGGACGGCAAGCTAACGCAGATTAAGAACGTTATCAGCGATGAACATTATCAGGCGTACGATGCAGCAATTCACAACATGAACCAGATTAACAGCTTGCCTAGTGGATTACCTAAAGCCTATGCTTCATTAATTGATACTGGCTTTATTGGTTATGGTGCATTATCTTTACTATTGTCAAGCAATGGTATTCTACATGCTATCTGTGATACTTTATCTATTGAAATGTTACGCAAATGGATTAGATTTATCCCTACAGACCAAGACAAAGACGTGTCAAAGCGCATTACCGAACTTGAAAAAGAGTTTGAACGATTAGAGGTACGTAAAATAGTTGGACGTGCGCTATATCAAACATTCGGTTTTGGTGGTAGTTATATCTTCCCTGCGATTGGTGATGTTGATTTTACTAATACCGCTGACGTTAATTATCTTGAAGAGTTAAAATCAGAACTATACGTAGATGATGTAAAAATCGGTAAAGGCGATCTAAAATACTTAACAACAATTGAGCCTATCTGGGTTGTGCCAATTGCTTACGATACTGTGAATCCATTTAGTAAGTTTTTCTATAAGCCTGAGTATTTTTCAGTTATGGGCAAAACTACGCACTACACTAGATTATTAAAATTTATTTACAATGAAGCCCCCGACATATTCAAGCCAACGTATTTATTTAATGGCGTGCCACTAATACAATACTCAGCGCCATATGTATCAGATTTTGAAGCAATTAGAAGAGCGGTAACGCAGATTGTGCAACGTTACAACCTCAATGTGTTAAAGACTAACATGGAGCGCATTTTATCTAGTAACGATGCTAATGAAGTTAATCAGCTTAAAAATCGTATTGCTATCTTTAATGCGATGAGAACAAACACAGGGACTTTAGCACTAGATAAAGATACAGAAGACTTTGAGCAGTTGAGCATGACGCTCACAGGGTTACGAGAATTAGAAAGCCAAGCCGCTGAATTTATGTGTATTGTGCCAAAAACACCTGCAACTAAATTACTCGGTATATCTCCACAAGGATTTAATGCAACGGGTGAATTTGAGCAATCTAACTTTTATGATTTATGTGATGCGCTTAATCAAGAGATAACCGCACCACATCTAACTACAATCATGCATATGGCAATGCTGAATCTTTGGGGAGAGATTGACGAATCTATCCAATATGAGTTTATCCCACTTAAACAAAAAACGGATAAAGAAATTGCCGAGATTAATCTATTGAAATCACAAAATGATGCAGCTCTTCAAAGCGTTGGTGCTATTGATGCTGAGGACGTTCAGAATCGTATACGCAATGATGACACTTCGGGGTATGATGGGCTAGAAGAGCGTGAGCGTGAATTTATTAATGCTGTGTCTAATGAATTTCAGGGGTTAATTAATGAAAAGAGTAATAACTCTACCAGCGGTTAAAGCTAATGCTAGTGTTGGTTATCGTTACTATCAAAACCTGTTAGGTCTTGTTCAGGCGATGAACAGCGATATGCGCAAAGCTGTATTAGATGCTTTTACCGCCACGGATAATGTAGATGACATTATTGGGGCTATGAATGTACGGGCGCTGGAGTGGCAGAATTTTATTGATAGAAAATCTGACATGATCGCATCTCAGTTTGTGAATAATGTAGATAGAGCGACTACAATATCGTTAGCTCATTCATTACGTAAAGCCCCTAAGCCGATAGCGGACGCATTAGTTGTTAAACTTAATAATCACGGCAAGCAGGCTCTTAATGCTAACAAATTAGCCGTGGTTGAGAATGTGTCACTTATTAAATCAATTCCTGCAAAATATCACGATCAAATAACTTTTTTAGTTACTGAAGCAGTCGGACAAAGTCGAGGTAGAAAGTGGCTTGAAGATGAAATAATACAACTAGGACATTCAACCAAAGATAGAGCAAAATTAATAGCTAAAGACCAATTAAATAAGGTTACTGAGGTTATCAACGTAAGCAGGCAAAAAGGATTAGGGGTTACACATAATAAGTGGCATCATTCATCAAGACCAAAACAGCCTAGACAGTCTCACGTTAAGGCAGACGGCAAAATATATCCATTAGATAAAGGTTGTCTAATTGATGGTGAATATTTATTCCCTGCACAGGCGATAAATTGCTATTGCTATAGCTCACCTGTAATTATTTTTGATGATGGGGTGGAATAATGGAGAAAAAATAAAATGACACGAAATAATGCGCTAGACGCAAAATACAAAGTAAAGTACAGTGATACTAATCGCAGTTATGACGACAACGGATTTCTGCGTGTAAAAGATTGTGTACTAACTGCTGAAGAGGTTAGCGACTATCTAGGTCGTGAAATTGGCGGGTGGCGTGAAATGGGCTTAAAGCCTGATGAGTTTTATGGAATCTACAGACCGCTTGAAGAAATTCAAAAAGCTGTTACCACTTATAATAACTTACCGCTGACCGATAATCACGTGATGATAACGCCACAGAATCCACACCGCGAGCGGTATTTTGGTACGTCAGGCAGTAATGCGTATATCAAAGATGCGCAACTTATTAATGATGTGATCGTATGGGTCGGTAAAGGTATTGATGAAATTGAACAAGCAACCAAAGACGAAAGCCGAGGGCGTAAGGACTTATCATGCGGGTACACGTATGACCTAGTACAAGAATCGGGCGAGTTTAACGGCAAGCCATATCAATTTAAAATGGTAAACATCCAAGCTAATCACGTAGCATTAGTAAAGGAAGCGCGTGTAACTGGGGCAGGTATTGCCGATGAAAAAACGAAGAAAGGAAATAAGACAATGTCATTCAACACAAAATTAGTTAAAGCCTTAAAAGGTCTTTTTGCTAGTGATGGTAAAGCAAAAGATTCAGACAAGGAGCATTTAAACGAAGTAGCTAAGGGTATCGTGTCAATGGCGCGAGATTCTGACTATGAGGGTAAAGAAGACAAGCTACTTGATGAGATAGCTGGGGTACTGTCAGAGCTTAGAGGTGTTCAAAACGCTGAGAAAGCCACTGATAATGAGCCAGACGACAAAGAGAAAGCAAAAGCAAAAGATGAGGAAGCGGAGAAAGCCAAGGCAGAAAAAGAAGCCAAGGACAACGAAGCAAAAGAGAAAGAGAAAACAGAAGCTGCGGATAGCGCGGTGAAACAATATGCTGAAATTGTCGCTTTAAGCTCTAAAATTCTTGGGCGTGTTAATCCTGATATATTGATGGATGCAAAACCAGAAACTATCGCAGATAAAGTACTAACAGCTAAAAATGTGGCAATTGATGGTAAGTCATTCGATGATAAAATGGCGACACTAAAATTATTAGCTGAACAAGCACAACTGCGCAAAGTTCCTACCGCAACTGCAAGTGACTCTAAGCAAACATATAAACCAACATCATTACCCACCAGTGGCAAGATGTTCAATCCATTAAACAGAAAGGGTTAAAAATGACTATTACAACACAACAAAGCGTAACAGCTCCTAATTGTGGCTATCCTGGTGATTGGTACAATACCGCGGTTATTAATCAAGGATTAGTGCAAGGTGGAACGGCTACTGGGGGCGGTGTACGTATCGGCACATTTTGCTGGGGTGTCTCAGGCACTAATAATGTTTCGCAATTAAAAGGCTCTAACACTCAGTTAGGTGGCTTTGTGTTACGTGCGCAAAACACTACTATTGCGTGGGCTGAAATTACAGCTGGTGCGAGTATGTTAATTCCTGACGGGCAGACAGTTAATTTTGTACCAAAAGGTACATTTATTGCAGCTGTTACTTCGCTTAATGCTGGCGGTACAGTTGCACCAAAAGATAAGGTTTACACAAAAGATTCTGATGGTTCTGTATGTGTATCAACTGCTGCGGCTGGTGCTGGATACACTGACACTGGCTGGATTGTAACTAAAACAAATCCTGGTCCAGTAAATTATTCAGGTTTAGCTGTGGTAATTTCTAATGAACAAAGTTTTAATTAAGGGATAGTATGAATTTATTAAGACAATTAGCGTTGGACGCTGGAATTATTGAGCAAGACGTTGATGAACAGGCGCGATTGCTTGAATTGTATCAAAAAACCAACGAGGTTAAATCTTTTGACGGTTCTGGCTATGGGATACGCTTTAGAGCAGAAGACCAGAAATCGACAGACCAAGTGTTTTTAGCTGACAATCGACAACAACTGTATGCTATGGCGTATGCAGTACAACAAGCGGCTAACGACAGCTTTGATGTACCTAGCAATGGTGTATTACCGTGGATGACTTCAGTTTACACCAATAAAATCATTGAGCAAATGTTTCAAACTCGCCCAATCTGGAAAATATCTACTGACTTCCAACAGGGGGCATGGGGTATTACTAAGATTTTTGTGCCAATCGTAAGCTATGCAGGTAATGCACAGTTATATAGCGATTTTGGTACTGGTGGTGGCAACTCGGTAAATGTGAACTACTTAGAGCGCGATTCAGTTATTTTGGAGCGTATGTTATCGTATGGTGACTTGGCGAATGCTCAAATGTCAATGGGTAAAATTGATTATGTAGCACGATTACGTGAGGGATTGGCTACTCAGATTGATTTAGATATTAACAATATCGCATTTAATGGCTTCGCTGGGCGTGAGATTTATGGCTTGCTAAATGACCCGTCATTAAATGCTACAATTCCATTCCCTGCCACTGCTGCCAATCCTGCTAGTTCTAACTGGATGTATGCAAGCTATGCTGAAATTTGTGCCAATGTACGGGCGTTATATTCTCAATGTATCGCTAATGCTGGTGGTAATCTTAATTTTGAAGATAAGGCATATTTAACCGTTCCGCCTGCTGTGTACACATACTTAACAGACCAAAACGCGCTAGGCACTCAGTCTGTAATGCAATATTTAAAAGGTACATTCACTGGGTTAGAGATTGTTCAATCACCTAACAACGTGGGTGCATCGGCATTAACTGTACAGCTTATTTTTGATAAAGTTGGTGGACAAGATGTGTTGTTGAACACATTTACTAGTTTGTATAATTCACATGGTGCGATTCGTAAAGAATCTGCGTATGTAGAAAAAATTAGTTATCAAGTATCAGGCTCAATCGTGGCTATGGCTATGGGTGTGGCAACTGGTACAATGTCTGTAGCATAGGAGCATAATCGCATGGCAAATAAATTAGCAAAAGTAACGAGTTACTTACTTAACTCGGTTGAATTTAACCGTTGGGTTGAGAAAACCGATAAACACGGGGCAAAATATAAAGACCCTCAGGGTTCGCCTATTGTTATCGAGGGGCGTAATGCTTACAGGAAACGCACAGGTATGATTGTACCTCATGTTGTGACTGAAATTGCTGAGGAAGATTGGAATTACATCAAAGAAAACTATAAACACTCGCCAGAATTTGGCAAAGGTTTTGTGTTTAGTGGTATTACTACTGAAGTAAGCGCGCCTAATGAATACGGCAATGAACCTAAAAAAGCTCCGAGTGCTGGCGCTACAGTGATTCAGGCGTAACATTATGCAGTTTGACCCTACTCAATTTAAAGTGGATTATCCACAATTCTCAACGCTATCAGATAGCTATTTACAAGGGGTTTATGACAATGAAGCATTAGTTTTAGGCACTAAAGTAATAGGGTGTGTTAGTGGTGATGCTAATAAGGATTATTGGGCGCAAGTCGTGTTAGCTCATATTCTAACTATTAGCGGTAGAGGGGTAGGGTCTGGACAGTCTGGGCGCATTAGCCAAGCTAGTGAGGGTGATGTGTCGGGTAGTTTTGATTATCCGACTACACTTAATAATGAATGGTGGTCTCAGACTGTGTACGGGCAGAAATGTTGGCAATTGATTAATCTAAAAGGTGGATTTACTTATATTGCTGATTGTAGCGGATACGGGTATTGGTAATGCCAGTTAAGATAATCAAAACTACGCCTAACCTAGATGCCATGCGAAAAAAAATCTCACAACAAAAGGTAAAATCTCTAGTTGTGGGGTTTCTCAATCAGGAAATGGCAGAGCGTGCAATTAAAAATGAATATGGTGAGGGTAATATCCCACCACGCCCATTCATGGATATAACGTTCAATAAGTATCAAGATAAATGGATGGCAATGTTAGAAAAACTATTGCCTAAGAATGACTATAATTTAGATAAATCTTTTAGGATACTGGGCGAAGTTATCCGTGCTGACATCAAGCGAACTATTGAGCAGGGTGATTTATATATTCCTAATGCACCATCAACGGTAGCAGCAAAAGGTGGAAGAAATACACCATTGATTGATACTGGTGAGATGCGTGATTCTATTGAGTATGATGTGAGGTAATTATGCAAGGTTTAAATATTCATAATGTTATTAGCCCCGCGTTAAATTGTATTACCCCGTTGCACGACATAATCATCAAAATGTACTCTGGCAAGACCAAGGATGCAGATTGTAACTGGATCGCAAGTTATGATGATGTATCAGCTCAAGCGAGAATACAACTAGAGAACACCCAAAAATTACAGCATATCCAAGGTTTAGATTTAACAAAGATTTATAAACGCTTTTACTTAAATGCTAATGTGCTAACAGGTCTTAATCGCAATATCAATTCTGGTGGTGATTATATTCAGTATGGCACATTGTATTATAAGATTATTGAAGTTAAATACAATTTTGAGACAGGCTGGTTCGCTGTTATTGGCTGTGAATCTGCTCAACTGGGGGAATAATGGCTAATGTATTCAAAGCAGTTAATGATTTAATTGATAAATACACCGCGTATAAAAACGATGTGATTTACAAGAATTATTATAACAATGTGCCGTTACCGAATGATAATCATTATGCGATCATGTTTATTCTTAATTCAATGCCACAAATGGCGATAATGAAACATGAATTAACTGCGGTGGTAGCTGATAAAACTGTTACGGCTGATTACACACAAATGAACGCGCTTAAAATGCAAGTTGATTTCTACGGCAAATTAGCACAAGAGCAGAGCGCAATATTTGCCACTTTACTACAAAGCCCAATCGCTACTAGGTTTTTACTTGATTATGGCTACACAGTACAGTCTAGTGATTCACCATTGCAAATAGCGAATCCGCAAGATAGAGATAACTACATTGATAGATACGTGGTGAGATTTAGCGTATTTAACAATGTAATATTCTCAGATACAACCGAGGGCTTTACAGAAACCGATGTTCAAACAATTTTAGAAAGGTAAAAAATGGGAGCTGTCTCATTAGACAAGTTAGTCAAGATTAATAGCGGAGTTGTTGCATCAACCGCTAACGGTATGACACTAGCGACTATGCTAATGTCAAAAAATGCACTAATTCCAGTCAATAACACACAAAGGGCGTTGCCGTTTACTACTGCGTCACAAGTGGGTGATTATTTTGGGGTAAATTCTGCCGAGTATTCCTATGCAGGGTATTACTTCAAAGGTTACAGCGGACAGGTTGGCATGGCTAAATTACTGTGGATTGGTCGCTGGGTTGGTGATGCTCAGGGGGCATATATCCGTGGCAATAAATTAAACCCGACAACAACATTAACCGCATTGAAAGCAACTAAAACTGGTGCGATTACATTTACATTCAACAGTTCAACTCAGGCATTAACAGCATTAGACTTTAGCGGTGCATCAAGTTTATCTGCGTGTGCGACTATCTTGCAAACTGCATTATCTGCATCAATTGCAGGTGCTACGGTTACATATTCATCATTGACACAATCATTTACTGCACAAGCCCCAGCGGGTGACGGTAGTACAAGCGTAGGATATTGTACAACTGGCACATTAGCTACGTTATTGAAAATGACTAGTGAAACATTAGCAGTGTTGTCGCAGGGTATTGCAGCTCAAACCCCTGCTGAAAATTGGCAAGCAATGGTAAGACAAACGCGCAACTGGGCATGTGGCTGCAAGCTATGGGAGATTGAAGCGTCTCCGTTCGCTGAATCAATAGCAGATTGTGAATGGTTTAATGCTCAAAATGGCGATTATGCATATGCACCGTATTCAAGTACGTTAGCAACTGCGTTAGCGTTTAAATCTGTTGTAAGCGATGCCGAATATGCTAATGTTTTTGTTAATTATTCATTAGCTAATTTTGTAGCGGGACAAGTTGGCGCATTAGCAGCCGTTGATTATAGTGAGCGAGCTGCACGAATTAGTTTAACAAATAAATCTTATTCTGGCATTACTCCGCTAGTCACCGATGATACTACTTATGATTTATTAGTCGCAGCTAAGATTAATTTTTATGGTAGATTCCAGTCGCGCAATGATACTTTTAACTTCGCAGAAGAGGGGTGGCTAACTGGTGATTGGTTATATTTAGAAAATCTATACAATAATATTTGGATTGCCGACCAGTTACAAATTCGACAAGCTAATGTATTATCTTCGTCTAAAGTGTTACCATATACGGATATTGGCTATCAATCAATTACTGCCGCGTTGAATACAGTCGGTGGGCTGGCACAGAATAACTTTGTGGCTGAAGCTGGTAATGTATTTAGTGCTGAGGTTACGCAAAAATTAAATAATGAGGCAGGGTTTGATTTAGCTGGTGCATTAACTCAACAAGGTTATTATGCTTGGGTAATTCCAGCTACATATGATGAACGTGTAAACCGTTCACCTGTAAAGGGTTACTTCTATTACACCAACGGTGGCAATATTGGTAAAATAACAATTAACAATGTTTTTGTGGTGTAGAAAATGGCAGGAACAGGATTATTATTACAGCGTTCGACCAAGGACGCAATTATTACTTACAGTAACCCGTTTATTAAAGCTCCAATTCTCTTACAAGCGTTTGGTGAAACTGATATTTTGCAAATTGATAATGATGGTGAGGTTGAAGTGGCGGACGTTCGCAAGACTGCTGATGATGCTATGATTGTCACAATTAAACCCGCATTAATCACTGGTAAAATTACGCAACAATGGAATAGCCCATCGCGTTTAGCTTTAGCGAGCATCCAAAATACACAATATGCTGCGTCAGTTGGGATACCTGGAACATTAAATATTTTATCTCCATCGGGCATGTGGAATATTCTATTGCCTATGTGTATTCTAAAAGGTGTACCATCAGCTCCAACCCTAAATAACGACGGGGTACAGCAAGTCAATATTTCATTCTCTTGTGATTTGCCAACTTCAACAAATATCGGTGCAATAGCTTCTACAGCTATGGCAGCTCTTAATTTACTATAAAGGTAGCTAATGAAAACATTAATTATTGAACGTGGCGATAAGAAATTTGATTATCAGATTCACCAGCTAAAGGCGTGGGACTGGGTTAATTTATTGTTTGAGGTGGGGCAATCATTTACTGATACTCCATCATTTAAAGCTAAAAACATCATGGCTGCGCTTAACTCAATCGCTGGAACTGGTGCAACAAATAAAGAAGTAACTAGCGATAACCTAGCTAAAACTATCGTCAACCTGCAAAGTGGTAGTTTAGAAACTATTATTGATTTAGCTATCTCAGCAATCAACGGGTTAAATGAATCTCGTAGAATCGCTATTATTTCTAAAGCCTTATCTTGTGTTTATTTTAATAATGGCAATCCTGCGATGGGTGGTGGTATGATTCAATTAAATGCGGATAATGTAGACTTATACATTACACACCCAATTGATGTACTAACTTTAACAAAAGAAGCATTGCAAGCGAATTATCAACATGTATTTGCTGATTTTTTCAAAGAAGCCCCAAGTACAAAATAGATTTTGCGAGTAAAAATCGCAAGTATACAAAAGGCACAATATCATATGACACTGTGCCGATTTTTGGGGCGGTAATCAGCGCAAGACTTGCGACATTACACGAGATTAGAACAGTCTACACATATGATGATATTCTACTTATGTATGATATTATCTGTGTAGATAATTATAATCAAAATGTAATCAACCAAAATCAGGAACAAGAAAATGTCAAAAACAGTAGATGAATTGCTAATACAAGTCACGCTTAACGCGAAACAGTTACAACAGTCGCTAAATAGTGCTGAACAAAATATCAGCCGTTTTGCAGATAAAATAACTAGTGTTATGAGTGTAGCCCTTGAAGCTATTGCGTTAAAGTTTTCTTTATCGTTCGGCAAATCGTTAGTTGAAACTTTTGCGACAACAGGATCTAAACTACATTTTCTATCGCAGCAAGTTGGTGAAAGTGTTGGCACTCTTGATAAATGGGGTGTGGCAGTCCAAAAGGCTGGTGGTAGTACAGATACGTTTTTCAATACTATCAACAATCTGCATAATAAACTTGTAGATATGAAGTATAACGGTGATTTAAAAACCGCTAGTATTTTCGGATTGATGGGTATTAATACCACAGGTGCAAATGGTGAGTTAAAAAAAGCGTCTGATGTTTTATTTGAGATTAGCAAGTTTTTCAAGGGTAAAACAACTAACCAACAGCAGTTTTTTGGCAGACAGTTAGGCTTAGACGATGCAACAATTCGCTTACTAGCTAAAGGTGAGCAGGAAACCCTAAAGTTAGTTAATGCACAAAAGCAATTGTGGAATGAGAAGTCTGCCGCACAAGCTGAACGACAACGAGAGAAGTTAATACAATATGACCGCGCGATTGAACAGCTAAAAATCACCATTGCAGAAAAACTATTACCGTATGCTAACCAATTTATAAACTGGGTGCAGCGATTCGTTAATGAACATGGTACGGATTTAGCTAACATTATTGATACAATAGTATCTGCGCTTGCTGATATGGCTGGATATATTCCAACGATAACGGGGTTTATTGGCGACTTAAACAAATCGTTAGGAATCACGGCTACAGATATCGGTAAAGTGGTTGTTGCATTAACGGCTTTAAAAGTATTTAAAGATGTGTTTAGCGTTTTAGCGGCTGGTGCTACAGCATTATCAAGTCCGCTAGTGGCAGCAGCGGCTGCGCTTACTTCAATGTATGAGATATATAAACTAATTGATGAGCGTTTAAATAAACCTGAAGAGTTAGATACTAAATTTAAAAAGGCTATTCCAGAAAGCGGAATCACTAAATTCGCAGAATGGATACAGAAAAAGACAGATATAGGATTTGCAACAGACCAAGCTAATAAAAATGATTTCTGGAGTGGGGTGATTAAATGGGCGCAGGGTATGGTGGAAAGTGGCAACAAATCACAAATTGGCTACGCACCTGAAGAGTTAGATACTAAATTTAAAAAGGCTATTCCAGAAAGCGGAATCACTAAATTCGCAGAATGGATACAGAAAAAGACAGATATAGGATTTGCAACAGACCAAGCTAATAAA